AACCGAACAGTTCGTCGACATCGCGTGCGGCACTGCCCAAGCGTCTTTTGACGATTCCACCGAAATCAACCTTGTGGTTTACCGCTGATGGCCTACACAGAATCCCAACTCCATGCGCTTGAAACGGCCTTGGCCAAGGGCGAGCGACGGGTGAGTTTCGGTGACAAGACGGTCGAGTACCGCTCGATCGAGGAACTGACCGTGGCCATCCGTGAGGTCAAACGCGGTCTGGCACAGCAAGCTGCTGAAACCGGCCTGTGGCCGGGTGCCCCTCGCCAGATCCGGGTCACTACGGCCAAGGGGTTCTGATGGCTTGGTATTCCAAATTCCGAACCCTGTTTGGCCAGCCACCGATCCACGATGCGGCAGGTCGTGGTCGCCGCTCGCTGGCATGGATGCCCGGCAACCCCGGGGCGGTGGCCGCGCTACTGGCCACCAGCAGCGACCTGCGTATCAAGAGCCGCGACCTGGTGCGACGCAATGCCTGGGCCCAGTCGGGCATCGAGGCCTTCGTTGCCAATGCAGTCGGCACCGGCATCAAGCCACAAAGCCTGGCCAGCGACGAGCGCTTCAAAACTGAGGTGCAGGCACTGTGGCGTGATTGGACTGCAGAGGCCGATGCCGCCGGTCAGACCGACTTCTACGGTCTGCAAGCGCTGGCATGTCGGGCCATGCTCGAAGGGGGCGAATGCTTTATTCGTTTGCGTCCTCGCCGGCCAGAGGATGGTTTGGTTGTGCCGCTGCAACTGCAGTTGCTCGAAGCAGAGCACCTACCGATCAGTCTCAACACCGAATTGCCCTCCGGCAACGTGGTGCGTGCCGGTATCGAGTTCGACAGTCTGGGGCGGCGCGTCGCCTATCACCTCTACAAATCCCATCCTGAAGACGGGCGGCTGGCGCCGATGTCCGGCCAGGGGGGCTTGGATACCGTGCGCATCGACGCCAAAGAGATCATCCATCTCTACCGCGTACTGCGCCCGGGCCAGATCCGGGGGGAACCTTGGCTGTCGCGCGCCCTGGTCAAGCTCAACGAACTCGACCAGTACGACGACGCAGAACTGGTCCGCAAAAAAACCGCAGCCATGTTCGCCGGGTTCGTCACGCGCCAGAACCCCGAGGACAACCTGATGGGCGAAGGCGCGGCAGACGCCAACGGGATCGCCTTGGCCGGTTTGGAGCCGGGCACGCTGCAGATCCTGGAGCCTGGGGAGGACATCAAGTTCTCCGACCCCGCCGATGTGGGTGGGTCGTACTCCGAGTTCCTGCGCAACCAGTTCCGGGCGGTCGCGGCTGCGATCGGCGTGACCTATGAGCAACTCACCGGGGATTTGACTGGGGTGAACTACTCCAGCATCCGGGCCGGTCTGCTCGAGTTCCGGCGCCGTTGCGAGATGGTCCAGCACAGCGTTCTGGTGCACCAGCTGTGTCGTCCGGTCTGGGCTGCCTGGCTCAAGCAGGCGGTGCTAGCCGGCGCCATCGAAGCACCTGGATTTGCCCGAGGTGGGGCGGCTAAGCGGCGCCAGTACCTGCAGGTCAAGTGGATTCCGCAGGGCTGGCAATGGGTCGACCCAGAAAAAGAGTTCAAGGCCATGTTGCTTGCCATCCGTGCGGGCTTGATGAGCCGCTCGGAAGCCATCTCGGCGTTTGGCTATGACGCCGAGGACGTAGACCGCGAGATAGCGGCCGACAACCAGCGTGCCGACGACCTGGGACTGATCTTCGATTCCGACCCACGTCGCACATCCAAGGATGGCGGTAGTGCAGAGCCGAACAAAAACGCTGCACCGATTGATCCAGTGACAAGCGCACCTCCTGTCTGAAGGACACCCATGACATTGCTACCCCATTTGGCGGCGCGCCTATTCGGTGTGCCGCTGGCGATCCATCGCCCAAAACTTGACGTGATCCTGGCTGTACTCGGGCCCAGGGTCGGATTAGCCGATCTCGCTGCACCCGCAGGATTCTCTCCGCCAGCCCGTGATGCGCCGGCTCAAACACCCAAGATCGCAGTCATTCCGATTCACGGCACCTTGGTGCGCCGTACCGTAGGACTGGAAGCCGAGTCCGGCCTGACCAGCTATGCCGGCCTTGCTGCTCAATTGGATGCGGCACTGGCCAGTCCAGAGGTTGCGGCCATCCTGCTCGACATCGATTCGCCGGGTGGCGAGTCCGGTGGCGTGTTCGATCTGGCCGACCGCATTCGTGCAGCAAGCCAGATCAAGCCCGTCTGGGCCGTGGCCAACGACATGGCCTTCTCGGCGGCCTACGCACTGGCATCTGCTGCCAGCAAGGTCTTCGTCTCGCGCACTGGCGGTGTTGGCTCGATTGGCGTCATTGCCATGCACGTCGACCAGTCCGAGAAGGATGTGCAGGACGGCGTTCGCTACACCGCCGTGTTTGCTGGTGATCGCAAGAACGATCTCAACCCGCACGAGCCGATTTCCAGCGAAGCCCACGCCTTCCTCAAAGCCGAGGTCAATCGCATCTACGGCCTGTTCGTCGAAACGGTGGCCCGCAATCGGGGTATCGATCCATCCACAGTGCGCGACACCGAGGCTGGCCTTTTCTTCGGGCAAGCCGCCGTGGCGATTGGGCTGGCGGATGCCATCGGCACCTTCGACGACGCCCTGGCGCAACTCCTCGAATCTGTTTCCTCACTCCCGAATCTGGACACCTCACAGCCGGGCCATCCGGCCCGGGTGAGCCACTCGGGCTCTTCCCGCAACCTCCAGATGGAGTCTTTTATGAATGATCGAACCGACCCCGCTGCTCCTGATCGGCTTGCTACTGATCCTGTTGTCAGTCCTTCTCAACCGGCAGCCACCACGGCAATGACCGTGGCTGATGCCGTGGAAATCGCCCAGACCTGCACGCTGGCCGGGCGAACCGACCTGATTGCGGGCTTCCTTGAAGCGCAAACCGCCCCGGCTCAAGTGCGCAACCAATTGCTCGCGGCGCAGGCCGACGCTTCGCCCGAGATCGTCAGTCGCATCGACCCGCAAGCCGCCGTGGCTGCAGCCAACGCAGGCAATCCGACATCACCCCACAACCCCCTGGTCCAGGCCGTGAAGAGCCGCCTCGGATCTCAATGAATCTGAATGGAGCCTGAAATGCCCGCATTGCAAGAACCTCTCAACCTTGGCGATCTCCTCAAGTACGAGGCGCCCAATCTGTACTCACGTGATCGCGTGACCGTCGCCGCCGGCCAAACCCTGCCCCTGGGAACCGTCCTCGGCATGGTGACCGCAACGGGGAAGGTCAAGCAGATCGACCCGTCCGCCACCGACGGGAGCCAGTACGCCGCAGGCGTCTTGATGCAAGACGCTGATGCCCACCTGGCCGATCGAAACGACGGCCTGATGGTGGCGCGTCACGCCATCGTTGCCGATCACGCGCTCCAGTGGCCCGCTGGCATCGCTGCAGAAGAGCAGCAAGCCGCCATCCTTCAACTCAAAGCACTGGGTGTCCTGGTGCGCACCGGCGCTTAAAGCCAGGGAGATCCATCATGCAAAACCCTTTCCACAACCCTGCGTTCTCGATGGCATCCATGACGGCGGCCATCAATCTCATTCCCAATCGCTACGGCCGCATGGAGGAGCTCAAGCTCTTTCCCGCAAAACCCGTGCGTACCCGTCAAATCGTGGTCGAAGAGCAGAACGGTGTGCTCAACCTGCTGCCGTCCATGCCGCCTGGCTCTCCCGGTACGGTCGGTACGCGTGCCAAGCGCAAGGTTCGCTCCTTTGTGATTCCTCACATCCCGCACGACGACGTGGTATTGCCCGAGGAAGTCCAGGGGCTGCGCGCCTTCGGCTCTGAAACCGAGATGGAATCGCTGGCCGGCGTCATGGCCCGCCACCTGGAGACCATGCGCAACAAGCACGCGATCACCCTGGAGCACCTGCGCATGGGGGCGCTCAAAGGTGTGATCCTGGACGCCGATGGCTCGGTGATTTACGACCTCTACGACGAGTTTGATATCACGCCGGCGACGGTGAATTTCGAACTGGGCAACGCCAATACCCAGGTCAAGAAAAAGTGTGCCGAGGTGCTGCGCCACCTGGAGGACAACCTCAAGGGCGAGTACATGACCGGCATCCATGTGCTGTGTTCCCCCGAGTTCTTCGATGCGCTCACGGGCCATGCCAAGGTCGAACAAGCCTTCACCAACTGGCAGCAGGGTGTTGTTCTGATCAACGACATGCGCGCTGGCTTCACCTTTGGAGGCGTCACCTTCGAGGAATATCGGGGCCAGGCCACCGATGCCAGTGGCACCAGCCGGCGCTTCATCGCTGCCGGTGAGGCCCACGCATTCCCGCTGGGCACCATCGACACCTTCGGCACCTACTTCGCGCCGGCCGATTTCAATGAGACGGCCAACACGCTGGGCCAGCCGCTGTACGCCAAGCAGGAGCCACGCAAGTTCGACCGTGGCACCGATCTCCATACCCAGTCCAACCCGCTGCCGATGTGCCATCGACCGGGCGTTCTGGTCAAGCTGACGATGGCTTGATCATGGCGCTCATCGAAAACCTCTTTGAGGCGGCCGCCCACGCGGGGTTTCTGAAACCCTGCGTCTGGCGGCCCAGCGATGGTTCGCCTGAGCAGGCCCAAGCGGTGGGATTCGCTGCTCCCGACGAAACCCTGCTCGACGGGCTGACGCTCAGCACAGAGTACGTGATGTCTTACCCCGCTAGCGTCTTGGTGGGGTTGGCAGCGCGCGAGACCGTCGAAATCGATGGTCAGTTGTTTCAGGTGCGTGATATTCGAGCCGTGGGCGATGGTTCGGAGTTGCGCGCCAAACTCAGCAGGATCTGACCCATGGCCGGCAATTCGATCCGCGAGCGGATTCTGCTGGCGGTGATGGCCGCTGTGCGGCCGTCCGTCGAAGCATTGGGCGCCACCTTGCACCGTTCGCCCACGGTGGCCATTAGCCGGGAGCAATGTCCGGCGCTGGTGGTGTTTCCCGAGACTGAAGCCATCACCGAACGTGCCAACGATCGCGTCACCCGCGAGCTGACGGTTCGATTGGTCGCCTTGGCACGAAACGTCGCGCCGACGACACCGGAAACCGAAGCCGATCGCCTTCTCACCGCAGCCCATCTCGCATTGTTGTCGGATGGAACGGTGGGTGGTTTGGCACTCGGCGTCAGGGAACAGGAGTGCGAATGGGAGGTTGATGACGCCGACGCCGTGGCGGTGGCCTTGCCAGCGCGGTATCGCATCACCTACCGCACGCTCGCCAACGACATCTCCATCCAAGGATGACCCTATGCCCCGACTCGTTCTGAACCGCCCGCATACCCATGCGGGCAAGACCCATGCTGCAGGCGATGTTCTCGACGTTGATGCCGACATCGCCGAATGGCTGTTGGCCAACGACATCGCTATGCCCGAACCGAAACCGACCCGAGTGGAGGCTGAAACCTCCCTCGTTCAACGCAAGGAACCCAAATCATGAGCACCTACGCTTCATTCCAAGGCCGCGTCTTTCTCGGCAAACGTGACACGGCTGGCTTGCCGATCGAAGTCCGCTCGCCAGGCAACGTAGCCGAACTCAAACTGTCTCTCAAAACCGATGTGCTGGAGCACTACGAGAGCCAGACCGGCCAGCGTTCGCTGGACCACCGCATGGTCAAACAGAAGTCGGCCACGGTGAACCTGACCATCGAGGAGTTCACCAAAGAAAACCTCGCTCTGGCCCTCTACGGCAACCACGTCACGG